AAGCGCGTTTACCTACTATTAATTTTCCGCTTGCGATCAGTGGGCAGGGTGTAGCCGACATCATCATTGCTCTAAAGGTCTCTACAGATCCGATACATAAGCGAGAGATCGCCGCCACCGCCATCCCAAGGTCAGAAAGCAATCGACTGTCGCGGCGGCGGTTACAGTCCAAATCCTTTTCATAAGAACCATCTGTATAACCTATCAACCCTGTTTGGATACTGCGCCCACTTCCTTGTAGGCACGTTTCCATTCCGTTACTCATGTAGCTAGGCGCTATGGCACTGCCTACTGGCATACTAGAAGATGAGCCAGCTCCGTTGAAAGTGTTGCTGACTGACTCGTCTTTGCTGTTATTGTTACTGCTGACGGTACTACCGACCGTATTAGTGTTAAGTGACCCATCTTGATTGTTATCAGAATCGGTATCGCCCATCGGCTCTGTTTCTTGTGCTAGAGCCGCAGGAGCAATTAGTAGGATGAGATGTATCGCCAATGCTGCGCGGAACACTCTAGTAACACCACTCACTCATTTGTTTTTTCCTTTTTTAACTTTTTTTGGTGGTCTACCAACTTTAGTTCCATATGAACCTTTTCCTTTTGGCATTATTATTTCCTCTTTTTGGCAGTCTTAGCTGCATTCTTGAAGTCAGCAGCAGTGGGAGCGCCCTTCGAACCCACTTTTCGTGGGCTTTTTCCTTGCGCTCGTTTTTTGTGGATGTTGGCGTAAAGTCCAGATTTAGCCATTACCAAGGCACCTCCGCTACAATTGAAGGAGCTTTTGACTCAGCAATCTGAGCCGCAATAGAAGTCTCAATGTCATCAACGGTTATCTGTGGACAATCTTTGACCCAACCCACTGCCATCTCTTCGGTTATATCGGAGAACGATACGAAACCGTCTGCGTCTACGTCAGGTGTAAAACTGCAAGTACCATAGGAGCTACCGTAATGACTTACTGCGTCATCACCAGTTCCTACTTCCTCGCTATCACTTGCTCGCCAGTGTGCAACGATTACACCATCGTCACTTGAGTTTCTTTCGAGCTGTACTACTGTCCATACTACTGCCATGAGATTATCCTTTTTTTAAATTAAGACCAGATTCCTGCACAAATGTCTTGTACGATTTGAGCTTGACCAGTGATTACAGTTGGTTCGCCATCGGCATCGTAACGAGACAGGTGAGTAACGTGATTAGAGACTGCCGGTAATTCAGCGTCAGTAGTGTCATCAAACGTAATCGTAGTAACGACCATCAAAGTTGGATTACCTTCATTAGTTGTTGATGCCGCTGCAGAGTCCAGCGCCACATAGACTTCTGTTCTTTGATTTACTTCAGTTTTAGTTATAGCCATTGTTAAATGTCCTTTAGAGATAGTTGAGTTATGCGCTTTCAAGCGCGGTAATTCTTGCTTCAAGTTCTTGAATTGTTTTGACCAATAAAGGTACTAGCTTGGCTTGATCTAATGCCTGTAAGCTGTCAACCGTAGTGGTAACACCCTCATCGTCCGTTACTTCTTCTGTTGCATCTTTTTCGCCAACCACTGCGTCAGGGACAAGCTCTGCTACTTCGTGAGCAAAGAATCCATCAGTGCGTAAATCACTACCTTTCCACTGAAAGTTAATAGGACGTAAAGCCAGAAGTATAGGCGTTGCCGCTGACATGGGGCGCTCATCTTCTTTTACCCTGTAGTCAGATGTTGTTCCGTAGGTTGTAGCAAAACTGTTAGATGTAATTCTCCCATCAACTGAGCCAGTGCTATCAGTAAAGTTAATGTGATATTGGGTAACTCCATCACCGCTTCCTTGCGCCTGTGATTTAATGTTAGGCGTTGTAGAACCTTGCGAGGTGCTTGCTAATATCTCCATCCTTCGGTTAAGGACGGTTTTTGTATTGTTAAAGTAGGCGTAATTTGTTGTGCCGCCCTGCATATAACAACCATAGCTTGTAGAGTTAGCTTCTAATCCTACGTTTCCGTTAACGAATGGGCCGTTAATAAGTCTGACGGTTGTTGTGCCTAGAGAAAAACTGCTACCAGTTGATGTGATATTGCCTGTTATTGAAGAACCTACTTGTGACCAACTGCCTACGACGCCGTTTTCACAACCCCTCATCCACATATGACCTGCGGTACTTTGGTTATAGCGTGGATACGCCATCTCACACCAATAGTCACCAGTGCTAGTTCCATAACCGTAATTGTCACCTAGCGAGACTCTATTTCTATACCACTGGTCACTTGATGTATTGGGTGCGTTTCCGTTTCCTTGCACAAAGTTCCAACCCCAGTAAGCAGGTTCGATATTAAACCCAGAGGCATAGGCGGAATGTGCTTGCCACTGACCAAAGTTGCCGACCATTGAAATACCGTATTCAGCGGTAGTGGCATCAGGCGTTACGTTTATTAGCTTTCTACTAGCGTCTATTACTGTGGTGCCAGACATCTGAAGAACACCTGCGCTAACATTTAAGCCAGAACCAGATGTTTTAACGTATGTCTCAGATTTCAACACTAATGTATTATTTGAGTGTTCGTAACCTATATAACCTGCATTAGCACTTTGAGGGTCTGCAAAAAATACATAACTATCTTGAGTATTAGGTGTAAGTAAGTTTATTGCGGCTCTACCACTAGTCTCTACAACAATTCCACTATTTCCGTTCTGATAAGGTGTAGCTCCTGAGTCTCCTGATTTAATGTGGAGTTTGCCCATATTTGCTTCACTAGCCGCGCCTATTGTAGCTGTATCAATGTTTGTTAGGTTTCTACTAGCGTCTATTACTGTGGTTGAGCCTACCTTGTAATCACCAAGACTTTTGATTCCACTTGTATCAATAATGGCATGGATATCAAGAACGTCTCTTCCTCTAAAGTAATGCGTGTCGTTACTGTAGTAGTTAGTATCGTAAGAACCACCGCTTAACAATAGGCACGAATGATTATCTGGGTCGTTGATAATGGTGCTGTCAGTATTGTTCAGATCGATAACGTGACCGCCTGCCGCGTTATAGATGTTTGCCGCTGTTACTTTTCCTGATAGCCAGAGGTCTTTAAATCGTGTAGTGCTTAACCCTAAATCTATTGCCGCATCTCTGCTTGCATTAGTAGTAGTGTTAAATGGAAGTATAAAATCATTAGCACTGTTAAATCTTAATCCTGTGTCACCACTTCCGATTGTTAAATCACTATTGAGAGTACCAATGTTACCTACGGCTGTTGTGGTGTCTTTGTAGAAATTAATAATGCTACCGTCTGTGCCTAAACGGTTTAAATATAGCGTAGGTGATTGGCTTTCCGTTACTTGAATGTACCCCAAAGGATTTATTGAGATTCCTTCTGTTGCTAAGTTTTGTGAAGTCTTACCCACCAAAAGATTTCCATCAGCGGTCAGCGTCATGTCATGGGTGGTACCGTCAGGAGTCCAACGACAAGAGCCGTCAGCGGAAATGCGGAAGCGTTCTGCGCCAGACGTTTGAACATAAAAGTTACCGCCTCCATATCCAAATTGATTTGTAGTACCGCTATTTACACATTGAAATATCTGATACCCACTGCCTAAATAAGCTCGCATAGAGTTATTTGCATCGCCAGTAAACCTAACAACATCCCCTGCCGCACCACTTACATCTAATGGGTAACTAGGCAAATTTGTACCAATACCCACGAAGCCGCCATTAGGATTTAACAAAAGAGAATAGTTAGTACCAAGTGCAGTTTTATCAGATGCTTGTAACCAAGCGCCAGTAGCTCCAGCAGTACCCATGTCTAAAATCGTAGCAAACGATGTAGCGCCTACTCGTAATGAACCATACGTTTGAGATGTCCCGCTACTTACTGGTAAACCGCCATTGCCATTTAATTGCGAAGTAAGCCCTGTGCTTGACACTGCCCCACTGAATGTGGCGGCTCCTGCGTTGCCACCTGCACTATTATTTATAGTCAAATAAGGAGTTGTTCCTTCGCGTATTTGAAAACCATAACTTGCGGCACTATTACCACCTACTAGTTCCCAACGGTAATTTGAACCTATTGTTCCAGAATTAGGATTAAGTCTAAGGATTGCATCGACATTAGAAGTTTGTTCAATTTTTGCGTTACCGCGAATTTCAAGCTTGTCTGTAGGCGCAGTGGTAGCTCCCACCATAAGGGAGCCATTGGGGATGTTGACGTTGCGGGAAGAAGAAATACGCATGGCTTCAGTCAAACTTGTACCACTATTTGTAGCATTTACTGTGAATGCAAGATGTGATCCATCTACCGCATGAATTGATGCGCGTCTTAGCCCTGCGGCAGTACCAAACTGTAAGTAAGAACCATTTGTACTATTGTCTACAAGATTTAAAATTCCTGATTTGTCCCCGCCAACAGCTAAGTATCTATAAGTTCCTCCAACGCTAAATACGTCTGGTGTATCTGTCATTATTCCCACGCTACCTGAGAAGACTGATGAGCCATCAGCGTTGATTTTGAGTCGCTCTGCTCCAGCTACCGCAAACATAATATTCTGCGAGCTTCCAACATTACCGTATATAAATTGGTCACCAACGCCAGTAGTCGAGAGTTGAAAATAAGGAACTCCACCACCAGTGCTTTGAATGCGGATGCCTTGGTTACCCGAACCTGAAGCGTGGATAATGTTAGATGGAACCGTTGTCCCTAGCCCTAGTCGCGAGGTAGAACTATCCCAGAACAGATTTTGACTTGTGCCCGCAGTATTATAGAAGCTGATGTCACCGTTGCCGTTTACTTGAAGGTGTTTTACATTATTACCTGTTACGGTAAAATCTTGACCAACGAAACCAAGATAGTTTGTGGTAGCTTGTGAGTTTTTAAATTGCAGATATTGATAAGAATTGGCGCTTTCTAGTACTGCGTTTAAACCATTCGTTGTCTGTACAGTAAGCCCATCGGCTACAACTGAGCCTGTTACGTCTATGCCTGTGGAGGTGGTTGCTACAGAAATATTCCCTGCGTGGCGTAAAGTTACAGCACCGCCTTGAAGGGCTTCCATGTACAAAGTATTGTTTGCATCGCGTAAATTAAGATGCGTTCCTTTGATAATTAAGTTGCCAGTGCCTACATCTGAAATGTAGCTATGTGTACCATCATGATAAATCTGTAAATCATTAGACCCACCAAACTGTGCCTTTACGTTATCGCCTAGTGATAGGTTGCCTGTGAGTGTGCCGCCAGATAGGGGTAAGTAGCCTGAAGTATCACCAACGTCCACAACAGACTCAGTGCCACTAACGCTTTTCTTTAGGAATAGCTTTCCATCAGTCGTGTTTATACCTAGCTCACCAAGTTCTAGCTGTGACGTTGTAGGTGTATTTCCTGCGGTCGCAGAACGCTTTAGCTTAATCGTTTGTGCCATCTGGCATCGCTCCTAAAAATGGGCTGTCTATGTAGACTAAAGAGATAGATAAAAGCGGTCTTAAAAAGTACCGCCTTCTATGTTGCCGCTGTATGCAGTCTCAAAGTTGCTTGAGTGAAGTAGAGTGTAAAAATACGGTGAGGAAGACTGCCCTTCACCTACTACCCATGCGTCTTCGGACTCATCCCAGTTGAAGAATGCATCACTTGCTGATCCGCGTTCTATTCGCAGTCCTGCGTCGAGCGTTGGAGTACCTGTGTGGTCACCATTAAGGACAATCTCGTTGTCACCAACGCTGACTGTAGTAGAGTTGACAGTAGTGGTTTCACCAGTGACGCGTAAGTCACCTAAGATTACAACAGTACCTGTGTCCGTAGTAGAGCCACCGACTTCGGTTGTATCGTCTGGTGCAGGGTCAATATAGAAGGTGCTTGGGCCATGAATTGAACTACCAACAGTCAGCGTTCCAGTAGCTATGTTACCGCTAGTACCTACAGATAAACCGTTAGTGCTTGGGTTATAAGACAAAGCACTGTCAGTCTGTAGACCTTGGTTACCTGTGGCTGAGTTAGCAAAAGGAATGTAGTGGGAAGCGTTAGTGCTGTTGTCTGCTGACAGCGTTACGTTGGTCGCTGTAGTGGCTGTAGTTGCGTTACCAAGGAAATTAGGAGAAGTAACATCTCCGTTGACAGTTACACCAGTACCTGTTGTTGTTAGCCGTACCACGTTATCGCAATATAGCCTTAAAACTCCATTTTGAGTAGCATCTAAATACATTTCATTAGACGTACTTTTCATCTCAAGATCACTGCCCATTATCTTTAGATTTCCAGTACCAACTTCACTTATGTAGGAAGCTGACCCATCATGGTAAATTTGTAAATCATTACTATCACCGAATTTAGCTTTGACACTATCTGCAAGACTAATATCAAACGCTCCCAATGCGGCTTCGACATTAGTTGCGTCAGTAACGTCTGCCCCTGCCTCAATACCGTCGAGCTTGGCTCCATCCGTACCCATAGCGCGTCCGTAAACTGTGCCGTTACCAGTGATGTCTCCTGTCATCACACCGCCAGTTTTAGGTAGTGCGGCATCTGCTTTATCTACAGTGTCTTTACCACCGATGATATCGATGTCGCCAGTGCCGCCTCCGGGTCTGCCGATGTAGAGCTTTTTGTGTGTCGCATTGTTTAAGTACGCTAACTCACCGTTTGCTAAAGACGCAGGAGTGTTGTAACTATCGCCTGCACTTCCGTTAGTTGTACTTCTTTTGATTTTAATCGTTTGTGCCATTTGGGGAGAGCCTCGTTATTTTTTAAAAGTTACCCGCATCCAGCGTCGAGTTGGGGTTTAGGTAGTTTTCATCGTTAGTAAAAGCCGACACAACTGTAGGCGTGGATATAGTAAATTCTGGATGTGCCCCGGAGACGGTTGTAGAACCGCTTCCCGCAATTAAGACAGTAGATGCACTCGTAGCTGCCGCTGACGCAGCAGAAGCCGACAGCGCCGCTGATGCCGCAGATATAGCGGCTGCGTTCTTTGATGCCAATGCGTCGGCTGTGTACGCATTAGTTGTTGTCTGAATAGGAGAACCCTGATAAAAGCCACTGGATGTGTCCGTTTCAGTAGCCGCATTTTGCGCTATCGTAGCTTCCGCTGAGTTGATAGTTCCAACAACCGTGCTTGCAGGGTTCTGACCAAAAAATCCAGCCATATTAGTATCCGCTATTTACTTGGGGTGTTGATCCCGCAAACTCGGAATCCCTTGAGTGCTTTGTTAGTCTTGCAAATGCTTGCTGGTATCCAGACTCCCACCGCGACCCGTCAGAGCCTAAAAAGTTACTGGCCTCAACAAGTGCTCCGTACAGATAAAGTTCTGGTGCTGTGCTCAACATAACGTTAGTAGTTGCAGAAGAGCTCAAACGACCCACGTCGTAGTAATAGATCATCCTCATTTCATCTAAAGCAATTATTGTTGGCTTGGGGAAAAATTTAAACCTATAAGTCTCACGCGCAAAGCACGTCGGTTTGCCTGACGCGTCAACGTATGCATATAAGTCTGTCAGTGACACGCGCTGCAAAGGTTCATAGTTAAAGAAAACGTCTTTAACCTCTAAAAAATCACTTGGTATAGTCGCGTACCCGTCAGAACTGATTGTCAGAACAACCGTCTTCTCGTTAGTTGGAACGCGTACATCGTGGAATATGCGGTTTTCCGCAAGTTCAATAAAATCTGGTATTTCATTTGCAAGGTCAGCCCGGTTTAACCAGTTAGCCACTGAGGCTTTGAGACCGTCATAGTTAGCAAGGCTCATAATCTGCCGCCGCCCGTTCTTAAATACGCCCACTCTGGAGAGTTAAGCTTTTTTTTCATTCTTCTTAAATCTTCACGATTTGGAGCCATAACATTAATGCCCTCTTGCATCCACTGAATAGCAACGACATCCGGGATTGTTGCTACGCGCACCATGTCCCCCATTTTCTGTCCTTCAGATTGATCTCTAGCACGTTTATTAGCTTCTAAAATCGCACTAACATCTTGAGAGTGTGAGATATGAACTTTGTCGGAAACGACATCGTGATAAATATTTTCTTTCAACTCACTAGACATAAAAAACCCCAAATATAAATAAAAGGACAGCCCCGAAGGGCTGCCCAGTTTTAACATTAAGCAGTTAGGGCAGAGATAACGCCTGACGCTTTGTCGTTTTCACAAACAAGAGTAAGCTCAGTAATCATTTGCTTTTTCTCACTGTCGCCATTTCGGGCTAAGTTGATAGTTTGCATAGGACGCAGAACCGCACGAGACCAATACTCAGTGTCTAAAACAAGACAAGTATTCGCTTGTAGGAAGCGATTTGGGATCACGGAACATTGGCCGAACGGACTTACATATAAATCTACGGAATTAACTAGCTTAGTGCCAGTGCTAAAGTCCCGCTCACGTCCTGCTGACGCCGCAAAATTTGCAACCACTACAGAGTGTGAAGGTGTAACTTGTATCTGGTTTGGATCGCCACCGGCTTCATAAACAGCTTGAAGATTCCCCAAAAGCAGAGTCTCGGTAAATGTACGGGGAGAACCAGCGGTGCTAGTAGTAGATGAGTCAATTTGATTTTGTGCCGAAGTTAACTGACGAGCAGTTGTTCCATTTCCGGCAGTACCAGCCTGAAGAGCTCCGACAAACGCGTGCTCTATATCACGACGCATTTCTTTTCCCTTCATCGCAATGTTCATCTGTAAATCTGAGCTTCTTCCGTATGTTCCAACAGCTTCAGAAGTTCCTGAAGACTGCACAACTTTACTGAAAATCTGGGTACTAGCATTTTTCATAGTTGTAGTGTTGTTTGATGCGGCACCCGCATCTGCTCCTTCTACAACGGCATTAGTCGCTACAGCCGACAACTCGCTTTGCTGCCACTGATGTAGAGTAGCTGTTGCAGAGCTTGATCCAATTGAAGAAGTGAAAGGGGTTAGAGTGGGGCTAATATCGTAGATTATGTCTTCGATATCGACTTTTTTACCTACCTGATCGTAGGTTTTTAAGGTATTGGCTACTGTTGGCATGTTGAATTTTCCTAATTATGAGCTTCGATTTAAGAGGGCTTGAACCGCGTCTTCCATTGATCCTGAGTTTTTAAGACGTTCCCGCGCTTTGCGGTAAGTCTCTTTTTTCCCAAGGTTTTTAGGTTCGCTTTTCTTACCCGACAAAGTTTTTTTCGGGGACGCTTTTACTTTCTTTTGCGTCTCCGTTTTAGCCCTGTCAAATTGCATAGCTTTGTACATTGCCGTTATGGAACGATGATCGGTAATACCGTTGAATTCCTCGCTAGAAACACCTAATGCGTTTTTAGCGTATTCTCCAATGGAGTAATACACGTCGTTATTCCAATTTGGGATAGTAGACTTCAGGACAGTCAGACTTTCGGCAGCTTTTTCTTTTACCAGTGTCTGTTGTTGATCTTGAACCCGCTTTTGATGATCATTCGCTTGAGACTTTATAAAGTTGTAAGTCTGCTGCGTCTGCTCATACATAGCCTTCGCTTGCTTATATTGATCGGGGTTTTCAACCGCTGCTTGCTCCCAGTTCACATTGTCAAAGCGTGAAAGGTCTGCTCCCGATGCGGTTAAGAGGGCGCTAAGTGTGGATTCGTAAGACTTGCTTTGTTCTTCGGCGGCCTTACGCTGTTCGGCGACAGCTTGCGTCTTCTTGGTGTAATCGCCTTGGCGTAAATAACCCAGTTTAATCTCTTCAACAGACAGCGTTTCGCCATCTACCTCGATCATACCCTCAGTTATTAACTCAGGTTCGTTTTCGCTTTCATCCGGGTCTTCATCAGTTGGGTCTTCTTCGACCTCCTCAGTTAACTCGTCTTCTTGCTCAAACTCCTGATCCTCATCGATTACTTCGTCAGTAGCCTCATCGGCTACATCTTCCTCGTTACTAGGCTCTTCGGTTTGGTCGTTTGACTCCAGTGCAGCCGTAAGTCTTGAGATAATGTCACTATTATCGACTTCATTGGAGTCCGGTAAGGTTTGCTCTTCTGACATCGTATAACTCCTATTTTACTCTACTTCTTGTTGATTTGCCAACTCGTAGTTGTTTATCAATCCAGCAAGCTGTTGCACAAACATCTGCCCAGCTTTAAACATCATATATAGACGCTCACGCTCTTCGCTTGCTTCGGGGGGTGTAGCAACAATCTGCTGTACTAAACTGCTGTTTAATGCATCAAAAGCCTTATTAAAGCTGTTGTTATCAAGCATTTGCTGTGCAGAACTAGCTTGTGCAGCCATCTCACCCATGTTGTCTTCAATTACGGTTTCATTTGTCATTTTGTAACTCCACATATGTGGTTAGTTTAAAAGAATACTCAACGTATTCTCGTGGGTGGCCTTGGTAGCGTTGTGTCCTTATCTACCTTGCCGTCTTTCCATTTCTGGAAATCGTCGAACGCTTGTTTCCGCGTCTTTTTCTTTGAGAACTTTTTTTGAGCCGCTTTTTTAACGAACTCTTCAAGTGCTTTCTGATCAATACTCATTGCTTAACCTATGCTCACGTTTCTGTTTTGAACCTTTTCCAAAGCCAGCTCTTTTTCACTCATCTCCATGTCGTGGTTTTGTTTCTCCACGTCCATCAATAGTCGGCTATCTTGCTCCTCTTCTTTGTGCTCTTGTTTCTCAACATCAATAATCATTCGGTTTTGTTCTTTAATTGCATCTAGCTCAAGCTGCCCCTCCATCACGCTTACCTGTCTTGAGGTGATATCCGCGTTAAACTCAAGTTGCTGCTGTTGTTTTAAATCAGCCGCTTGTTGCGCCTCTTGTTGTTGCTGTTGCATCTGCTGGAACTCAGGACTATTTGGATTAAATAAGTACATATCCGCTGATTTAATATTTAACAACTCAAAGGCTCTACTGAGCATTGCGTGACGTTGCGAAGCGCCGTACATTCCACCCAGTGATGGGTCTTGCGGATTCATAGTGAATTGCTGGTCTAAGCTCAACAACATCTGAGCTTCTTGCGCTTGCTCCTCTGGCGTCAACGCAACAGCCACAGTCATTTCTGTACGATCACCTAAAAACTGCGCGTTGACCGGGACAAACTGCCCATCTAACTGCACCATCTTGTCTTGCTTCTCGTTCTCAACCGCAAGCTTGTAAAGATCAAACATCAACGGCTTTAAAAAGTTTTCGGCAAAATTTCTGCACATAACCATAATTCGACGGTTACTGGCATTCATAAACTGAGTTATTAAGTCAGAGCTGTTCTGCTTACTCACAACCGTACTGTCCATACCTCTCGCCATACGGCTCATACCACTACGCGCTTCTTTCTCAACCTCTAACGCTTCCATTGCTTGAAACACAGTGCCTGACAAGTTCGGCATAGGCATTGGCCTAACAACACTTTCAGGATTAGGACTATTAACATCAATAACTGCTCCAACGCGGTTATCCAGCAAATCTCTGGGATTTTTTACCAATGATAAGTTTGCAACAAATCGTGATGTGTTCGTCATAAACGTGTGATCTACAACGCCACGCTTTAAGCTGGATTGCGTTTTCTGGATATCAACTAACACATCTGCAAGACTCATCCCGTAAAAGCGATGAGGTAACGGGAAGGGGGTGAAATACCTAAACGGCTTCTCGCTTACCATCTCAACGTCTAATAAAGTTTTGCGGCTGTGTAAAACCTTCAAATAAACACATTTTTGTAAGTCTGAGCGATACTTTTTAAGGTATGACTCGTATATTGTGACGTACTCGCGATCATTATCTGACTCGAAGCTGTCATCTCGACGCACGTTGTCCACAGAATCACGTCCAAGCGATCCGTCCTCATGCATGTCACGATCTTCATCAAGCTTTTGCACTATCTCAGGGTCATACCCCTCACTTAACAGCTCACCGCGTGTGCGGCTTGTGCGGTGTGAGCAAAAGTCAGCGTCATTCTCATCAGTTGCCCTAGGAGTTATCAAAAAATCCTCTGGCGGTATGACTTCAACGCACACTTTTGACTTATCTATCTTCCGAGCAATCTCTCCGCTGTACATTGTCTGTTGAATCGCTACAGGCTCACCGGTTTGTGGGTCTTGCACTTGAGCCATAACAGCCTCTTCTGCAATCTCCATAATCGTGACAGCAGGATCAGATGCCAGCATAGAAAAACTAGCCTCATCCAAACCCTCAAACGTCTCTTCCTCATACTCGTAATAATTTTTGTAATACCGCTTCACGATTCCGGTCTTAGCTATCAGCGCATCATGGATCACATCGTGCAAAACCTTAGACCCGTTGTTCTCTCGATAAAAAATATAATTAGTCAGTGCAGTTGCCATCTTCGCTGGCACAAAGTCCTCTGCGGTTTGCGGATCAAAGCGGCACACGTTGCGGTCACTGGTAAAGCAGTCCATCATTAACGACTTGACGCTCTCGATCCCATCAAAAACGTCCATGCTGACATGCTGTGATCGCCCTGCTCTCTCATTGCCTAGCGGTTGACCGTAGTAATACCTGTGGCCCTTATCTCTCTGCTCACCTATCTCACTTTCAGCATATGAATCAGCCGCATTAATGCTGTTCTCTAGTGTTGCCAAAAGCTCATTATCGTCGATATCAGTAGCTATATTCATAACTGGTATGGTTACCTCGCCCTGTTGTCATTTGCTCACGCTCGACTTGGTTCTGCCCAAAGCGCGTCACTGAGATTGCTGCATAACGTGTCGCATCCAAAAGATCGTCATGCTCTTTATGTATCTTTCCTTTTTTTCGGTGATACCGCCGAAACTCCTCAAACCACGGAGCCAAATTGCTGAACACTTGTAAGCGCCCAGTTCTGAATCTCTCTAACATCTCCATCAATCCGGGCTCAACGTAGTTAGTACCGTCAGCGTTTGTGAACCGCCCAATCATCAACACCCCCGCCTCTAAATACATCTCTGCCAGCGTTCGACCGCTGCCCTTCTCTGTGTTATCACCGTCATGCGGATATATAACGGGGATGTCCTTGCCCCGACTTTTTATCATAGTGGCGTGTACTGCGGGTATCTCGCCCTCTTTCTTATAGGCGTCATACACATAAATAGTGTCACTGTCTGGGTTATAAGCCGTCCAGACACAAGTAGTAGGGTGCGTTATCCCAAAGTCCACCGCCGCCAACTTCTTGTAATGTGCGGGTATCTCAAACGGCTCACACTGAATAACCTCTTCAGCGATAGGAAACACCATGCCCTCACCAAGAACCGGAATACCTTTACTCCGCATATCCCTCTGGTACTCAGGAATAGCAGCCAATAACTGCTCACGCACAGCCTTATCTAAGTGCGGTGCATCCTCCCATGTCACATTCTTTAGGTACTGCCCCTGAACCGGGTGATCCATAAACTGGCTAACCAGTTCAGTCATCCCGTTCTCAGGCGTTAAAGTACCGACGAGGTAACCACCCTTCCCGTCATTACCGGTCGCTGTTCGCGTTAGACACTGTGGGTATATTGCGGTGTCGGTTGGTTCCTCGTCGATCCAGATATAGTCCTGACTCGATCCCATCAATACATGCTGACCCTGAGTGTAGGACTTGAAACTTACAGTCGAAGTGTTTCCAGTGGCATACCGCACAGCCACATCTCTTGGAAGCCTTGGCGTACCCATAGCCGGTGTGACCTGATAGATAAGCTTTTGCGGTATAAGACCAGAACCATCAAACTTACCTTCACCAAGGTAGGTGCCGATTAACTCCTTCACAATTACATCGCGAAGCTGCTCACCAGAAACACCCAGACACCAAATCTTAGTAGGACGGGTGAACCTGATCCCCTCCCACCAATCTGGATATAAGCCTGTTAAATGGTATGCAACCTCTGCTGCTTGAGAGGCCGTTTTGCCGACGCGGTTTGCAGCCATAAGCATTCTCTGCTTATTGGTCTTGCCAGCCTTGTAAAATTCTTCTTGCCACTCATAGGGCTGGAAATAGGCGAGACGGTTTTGCGCTTTGTGAACTTTTACTATACGAATGGCTTCCGCTATTTTTTCCGCCTTATTTTTTTGCGAGGCGGTGAGCTTTGAAGCCGGTTTTTTTGAAGTCTTTCTCTCAGACGCTTTTGCCATTATTTGCGCCCTATATGTAACGATATATGCCGCCACGTACTGCCGGGGGCGGGAGTCCCAATTTTGCGAAACGGGCTCAAAACCGCAAAACCTGACAGCCTAACACCCCGCAAATTACCCCGCGACGCTGTAAGTCATTGATTCTATTAGATATCCGTCCCATCATGTATCGGTGCGCCTACAAACTGGACGGGTCAACGCCCGCATCGCGCAACGCTTGCAGTGCAGCATCTATGTCGTGAGTTACTTCGATGCCGCCGCTTACGTTAGCATCCACTTCGGTTCTATCGCGCCAAGCTCCTTGTCCTCTGTTCTTCAGGTAGAAGATGGCTGCTGACATATTAGGTTTAGTCTCGTCAGTTGCAGCACCGAACAGGCTATTGGTTACGGCTGTGAGCCCGGCTTGCTTGCCATCCCTTATAGCTGCGTCAAATGCGGCGTCCTCGCGCTTACGCCTTGTGATAGTAGATCGTGACACACCGATGCTTACAGCTATCTGCTCATCGGTAAGGCCGATGCTTGCTAGTTCTCTGACCTTCTCGTAATCAATGGGCTTTGTGTTTGCCAATGTTCTTACTCCTCGTTACAGCGTGAATGACGCCGATTATAACGCAATACAACCAAGAGTTGTGTGTCCGCAGTTCTGTTGTCTACATTGGTTGACTGATTATCGGGTGTTTGATTTACCTTGTACGGGCTACAGGCCACGCCGCCAGTACGTTTCAGAGCTTTTAGTGGTAGGCGTACGGGGTGCGTACGGGGTAGAGAATTTACCTTGTACGCCTCTAAGCCTTACCAGCTCTGGGCTGTAGCGATCCGTACAAGGAGTACGGGGTAAATAGGAAAAAGTCAGTAGGATTTTGTTACAGGGTACGGGGAGCCTATATACCCTTTTTATTTCTTATTAAATAAAAAAGAAGATTACCTTGTACTCCTTGTACGCCGCCAGTAGTGGCGCGGGTTTCAGAGGCGTACAAGGTGCTAATTTACCCCGTACTACCCCGTACGTTTGGCCTTTGGTTGTACGCCTCACAGCCTCACCGCCTTACACCTTCAAATCATCCCCGGCTATCAATCCTAAGAAAACAACGCAAAACAGACAAACAAACAACATTACACACCTCACAGTTTAAAGGGCGTGCATTGTAATAAGTGGTAAGGACACAACGTAATGATATAAGGCTATGAGGGTTATGCGGTGAGCGGTGAACGCTTAGAGGTATTCATCCATGAAGTCTATCTTCATTAATTCAATGGCACCTAGAACGGATACCACTGGTGTTCCATCGCTGTGCCAAGAGTTAGACACTTGACCATCACTGTCGATGGCAACGACCGCAAAGGCTTTGATGTTGTTATGCATGGAGTATTCGCAGAAGTCGGAGAGGGAATCAAGAAGAGCCTGAGAGGTTCTAGTGCTTACAGGCTCTTGGGCTTTACTCTTGACCTTCTCGGTTATATCGACGATTTTCAAGTTCTCTCCTCATTTCAAACGAGCGTTGTTTATCAAGAAACATCAAGAAAGCGCCGTAAAGGCAGACCGCTGTAAAAATTAAAACTATTGCACCGATTAACTGATCCATATTAGTACCTCGTTTGGTTTAGTATACCACTGTTGGTTGTATCTGCGGACACACTGACGCCCGACATAATGCCAGCGATGCGCCCCTTCACGACTTCTCTAAGCTCACCGCGCTTGTAGCGGTACATTTGGAGCATCTCATCGTTATCACGCTGCTTGCGTTCGAGCTGGTGTATGAGCTCATCCAGTTCAAATAAGTTCATTCGACTACCCTCACAGCTTCATAGGCAAATGCGTTGTTGATCATTGCCTCCTCTAAGGTTCCAACCCCGCCACTGATGATGTAGCTACGGACGAAAGACCGCATATCCTCATCGGTTGCATCCAGACTCTCTTGGAACCGATAAACCTCATCGGCATCCACATCGACGGTAAACGCTATTCTTATTTTCATCACTCTATTCCCCATCACTTTAGTTATGCCCCCGAAGGGGCGGTTAATTATAAAGAAAAGTAAATCGTGTCGCTTGTAATTTTGGTCTCGTAACCGTCAGCCTTGTACCTTGCCGCTATATCTTCAGCTTGATCTCTGCTCAGTGGCGGTGGATTACGAGCTTCTTCAATTGAATTAACTCCGTATTGATGCCAGTTTCTTTCTTCTGGTCTTTTAAAATCAACTTCGTATGTCATGTTCATTTTGTAGCCCCTTGGTTAGTGCCATCCCCTTGATGACGAAGTCATTGTCTCATATCTAAGTTGTATCGTCAACTACAGGTTGTATTTAGAGGTAAAAAAAACCCCTAACCCGCAAAGGTTAGAGGCAAAGAGAGTATCGACTAAGGGGAATTTGCCGAACTCTAGGGGGTTTTAATCGTCACAAGTGTCGCAATACGCCGGGTTGAACTCATCAACATCTTCACCGCCGCACCGCTCACACTCTAAATGTATAAAATTCCGTGCTACATACTGATCACCCATTGGCTCCCAGTTCTTTTCAACGATCTCGTGCACCTCGCTTTCATCTATTACACCGCACCGCTCACACTTGTATCTCGTCATGGCCTTTGCTCCAAATATCTTGTCAAAATTGTCGTAAAACGCCGCTGATGTTGGGCGCTGCTTGCTACCTTTACCCATTACTTCCACCTCGAATGCTTCTGAACTCCACCGCAGTTAGCGCACTTAACCTCAACGACATTGGGCCGAATGACATAGGCGCAGTGACAGTTTTTTGCGCCTTTAACGGCTGTTAATGCACGTTTAAATGCACGTTTAAATAGGTATTTCAGTCTACGCATCACCTGTCTCCCAAATATCGTCAAAGACATCCTCTGTTTTGCTCTCATCGAACTCAGCCCAATCAACCTTTAAGCCGTTACTGGCATCAAAGATAAAGCGACCAGCCTCTAAGCCGCACACCTGTATCGTCCTAAATCGTTTACCGGCCACCGACTTGTTGCACTCACCACTGAACATGTTTGCGTACCCACGAATAGCTTTCCAAAACGCCGACTCTTTCACGGGCATTTGAAACTTGGTCACACTTGAGCAATAAATGTGGTAAATCTCAGACTTTGGAGCCTCCTCGCCCCACCCAATACAGTTACCAGCCACTCGGTTCTCTCGCAGCTCCCCGCTCATCAGGCCGTTGTACAGCCACTGATCAACGGTGTTAAGCGCCTCCAACTTCTGGTCTTGCAGCGCATCGGTCTGAGGTACTAGCCTCAAATTGGTAGTGGATAGGTCAAAGGTTTTAAGGTACTCAAGCAATGCGCCCGCCCCGCCCGTGTTATACCAGCGGTCAAGTT